ATACAATTCCATTGGTTGAAACATATAATAATTACCAATATTAACAAGTTTTCCTTGTCTATCTAACAAATCTTTAATAAATTCATTTTTGTTATTAATTAAAATATCTAATGCTATATAAATTTCTTCATCTGAATATTTTTTATATTGATTTATAAGCATAAATAATTGTTTTTTATGTAAAACATAGTTGTTTGAAAAAATAAATTTTATTTTTTTGATTAATACATCTAAATTTAATATTATAAAGTAATCATTATAAGTTGATTTATCTTGTTTTGTTTCATCAAATCCAGGTTGTTTGTTTAATAAACATGTATAATTGCATTTCCCTACTTCGCAAGAAAAACTGTAATCTTTTGCCCTAACATCAAAATTATCAATAGTAATACCACTTGATAATTCAATCTTTACATTTTTTTTGTATTGTGTCAATTGTTCTTTATTTAAAACACAATCCAACGCATTTTCCTTAAGTATTTGAGCTACTTTATTAATCTGCATCGTTTTTTGTTCTGCCAAACGATACATATATAAATCAATTGCTTCATTTTCATTTTTATTGTTAAGCTGTGTTCCATATAAAAATATTTCTACATTTCTTTCTTTAAATGGCAACATACAATGACTTAAATTTCTTACTGCTCTACCAATTGTTTGGTTTGTTCTATTTAAATTATACCAAGGTTCCATTAAATGAATTTGTCTAATATTTTTGAAATCAAGACCCTCCGAACCGGCCTTAGAAATAATAACAACCTTCACAAATTCTCCATATTTATTTTTTGGATTGGTAACTTCTTTTAATTCTTTTTTATTATTGGGAGAGATGTTAGGATCTCCGGTAATCATTGCATATGTTCCAGAAAAACTTTTATTTCGTTCATTTACAAATTTATAGCGATTTTTTGGTTGATTTTTAAATAAATTATTGCCATTTGAACGAACCAACCCTAATTCTTCTAATGCTAAGGCAAGAGGCACACATCCACCTTCTATAAATTGCGAATATATCATAACAATACCTTTTGATTTTTTAATTTCCATTATAATGTTATGTATTTTTTTACTATATGTTTTAATCTTTTCTTCTGAGAATATTCTTCCAAATTTATCAATAGTAGAACTTTTATATTCATATTCACGTTTATTTGATTTTCGTTTCATTAATCTTGTCAATCCATTTTTTCCATACATTTTATCCACAGAAGACTTTGACACTTTTTTTTCTGATAAAATAGATTCATTTGGATACACCATATTTAATAACTGTAATGGACCGTCAATAACAGTATATTGAATTCCCTTGTTTTTCTTTTCTAATACTGGATGATCTTTTTTTAATTTTTTTATTAATAAATTGTAAGCTTTTTCTTGTATTGTACCATCAATATTATTAATAAATAAATCTAAATGTTGTATAGGTATATCAATCTTTAACCCATTTATTTGATAAGTAGGATAAGACCAGTTATTTTTTTTAGATAACATTTTTAAAGATTCAGTTCGTTTACTTGTTTCTGGTAAAATATGAAAAGGAAACGAAAATGGATTATTTCCTTTAACATAACTAAAATATCCTGTGCTTTTTTGAATTAAAGTTTCCTTCCCTATTTCCCTTCCTTTTTCATCAATTAATAGATTACCCTTTTTATCAAAAATATCTTTTTCTTTTAACATATATCTACCATCATTTAAATTCATTAAATTTAAAAGCCATATTATTTCTCTATGATCATTATACATTGGAGTAGCGGTTAATAAAATCAACTTTGTGTCTTTTGCGTATTTAACCAAATTTAAAAAATGCTTGGATGTTCTTTTCATTTTATCTCCTGTTCTTATATTGTGAACTTCATCAATAACAATGACGCGATTTGAAAATTCCTTTTCAATAATTTCTATTTTGTTTTTATCTTTTAGGTCTGTATCCGTTAAAGTTATATTTGCTTTTTTAATAATCGTTGATATATAATTTGAAAATTCTAAATATCCCATAAACTGATACCAATTTTTAATTATTTTATTGATTTGTTTTACAACTTTATCTCGCGATACATTTTTTGTAAACATTGGATTTACTTCCTCTATAAATTTATTCCCAGTACAAGCTTTTATATTCCAATAACCATCTACTAATTTAAGTTTTCGTTCATCAAATAACTGTAATTTATAATTTTCTTGAACCACTGGACTAGCAATTACAATTATCTTTTTATTATAATTCATTAGTTTCATATATTTTCTTGTTTCTTCGCAAATAGATATAGAAGAACATGTTTTGCCTGTTCCTAATCCGTGATATAATAACAAACTATTATATGGTGTTTCAAATGATAAGAAATTTCTAACAAATTGTTGATGATTTGTTAATTCGAAATCCTTTACATTACATAATTTATCTGATATAGTTTCTATATTTTTATAATCTTTTTTTGAATAACCTTTTAATTTTGTATTTAAAAATTCTTTTTTTAATGTTATTTTTTTATTGAAGTTATCCGATTCAATATGTGGATATAAATTTTCTTCCATTATTAATATAATATAATATTAGATTAAACTATAAAAATATTTATTAATTAAATAAGGGAATATTCATTTAATAATTTATTTACCTTATGAATTATATGAATTAACTCATCATTATAAGGTCTTATATGTTTTAATACTTGTTCAAATGTTAACCATTTCATATTACCAACTTCTGTTTTTTGAAAATTACTAGAATTATCAATTTCATTCATATAAGCTAAATAATATTTATGTTTATATGATTTATAATTTGAACCCATGAAGGTTTCTTCATATGGTATAACATTCATTACCATATTTAACTTTCTATGAGAAATACCGGTTTCTTCTTGAAACTCTCTTTTACTACATTCAACATCTGTTTCGTGATATTCTCTTCTTCCTTTTGGAAATCCCCATTCTGGTTCAGTCCAGTTTGTAGTGCTTTTAGCTATTAACTCTTTCAATTTGTAATAATCTGAATCATAAATATTTACACCGTCCTTTATATGACTGAATTTTGATTTAGATATTTTTCCTTCTGTTGAATATTTTGAATTTACAAAGTCACCCCATAAATTATACCATAATTCATCAAACGGTTTGGTTAATATATTATTTTTTTCTTGTATAGTCATTTCATTTATTAAATTAATAATATAAGATTTAAAATACATTGGGTATTTTCCTCTCATAAATTCAACATATCCTAATGTATCTTTTCTACAAATCAATAAATATTCTATTTTATTATTATTTTTACGAAAACATATAATACCTGAACTGGTTACTGGTTTTTTACAAGATCTAAAATGATGTCCATTTTTTCCACAATTTGTGCAAAATATATTTTTATTTTGATGTATATTCATCCTCTATATGTAAAAATAAAATTATTTTTATATCATTTCCTATATAAATGAGTTTAAATCAAGAGGTTTGGTTGCCTTATATAAAATTCATGATGCAAACAATAGCTTTAAATTATCCAAAATACCCAAATGATACAACAAAAAAGAAATATTATGATTTTATTCAAAATATCCCATTATTTATTCCTATGGAACCAATGGGGAATGATTTTATTAAAATGATTGATAATTATCCGGTAACACCTTATTTAGAATCAAGATTATCATTTATGAAATGGGTTCATTATATATTTAATAAAATTTACAAAAATAATAATATGAAAACGGATGATTTACAAACCAGTTTAGAAAAATATTATGATAAATATAAACCAACTCAAGAACAAAATAAAGATTATTATAATCTTAAAAGAAAGGTAATACAAATAAGTTTTATAGTGAGTGTAATAGCGTTGGTTGCTTATCTATATAAAAAATAATTTAAATATATTTTACAATAAAAATGAAATGTTAAGATTATATAATTTCTGTGAAGATACTTTATTTTTAATATTCATAGTTTTATTGTTAATTGCTTTTTTACAAATATCACAAGAATTGTCTATATTATACACACGGATTTATAACTATTAAAATATTATTATTTATATAATGGGAATAGACAAATGGATTTTTATAATTACAATATTATTAATATTTGATACGTATCATGATGGTTCATATTCCAAATGGTTTTTAACAAAAAAGAAATATTTTAAAATTGCTACAATTGGATTTGTTGGTTTAAGTTTGTATGTATTTATTAAAAAATATCCTTTATCTTCTCAAAAATTATTACTTCATGGGTCAAATGTTGTTCGATATTTACCTATTGATTCTAATACAAGAGATATGATAACCCCTATTTTTGATTTTACGAATTCAAATAAAATGATAGAAAATTTAACTAGCACACCACAAACAAAACGCATGATGAATTCTGGATTTAGTTCTACAAAAAGAAGTGTAAGTGAAACTAAAAAGAAATATGTTGCATCTGAACAAAACTGGATGTGTCAATATTGCGGAGAGCAATTGGATGCTACATTTGAAGTAGATCATAAGGTAGATTTACAATATGGTGGTTCTAACCATGTAAGTAATTTAGCAGCTGTATGTAGAAAATGTCACGCTAAAAAGGGAATGATGAATCGTTTATAAAGAGAATGATTTTATAGATTATTTAATATAAATAATATATAAAATATATACAATATGTCAAGTAAAAAAAAATATAATGAACAACTAAAA